AGGTGCAATCTACGAAGGTGTGATAGGTGCAAGTGTGGCTACTATTCAAGACAGTTTATTACAAACAACAGCTATAAAATCAGGCGTACAAGATGAAAGAGATTTATTACAAACAGCTAGAGCAACTGCTGTAGGAGGCACATTTGGTACAGTTTTTGGTGCGGCTTTTACTGGTATTGGATTTAAGTTAACAAACAGAAGTTTAAAAAATACTTCTATAAAAAATTTAAAAGATTTACACGAATATGGACGAAGCAATATTACAGGTAAAAGATTATATGAAGATTTGTCTTCTCCAAAAGAAAAGAAAGCGTATTATAAAAATCTTACTAAAGAAGAGATAGATGCCATAGAAAATAAAAGTATTATTTCAGGTAGAACCCTTGATGAAAAATTAGAGAACATTCACAAAACTATAGATGGCAATAGTAAATCCCCTAAAGAACAACTTAACTATACAAAATATACTCCAAGAGCAAATGCGGCATATTTAAAAAGTTTAGTAGATGATGCCGTAGCTAGTAATCAACTAGACACTGAAGTTATTACAAATAGTAGAGCAATAGAATTATCTAAAACTTTTGATGAGCCAATAGAAGATATTTTAAAGTGGGCTAAAAAATCATCAAAAGAAGACAAATATAATTTTGTTAGACTTCTTATATTCGGAGACCATATTGCTAAACAAGGTGATGACCAACTTAAATTAGCCAATGAATTAACTAGAGCAGTTAATGAAGGTGATGAGATTGCCGCTAGAAAAATAGAAGATAAAATGGATTTAATGGAACGTGTCACTACTGACAGTTTAATTGATTATAAAAATATTTCTAAAGCGGCGGCTAGAACAACACAGATTGGTAGAGTAGATAAAGATGCTAGAAGAGCTAATGAATTAATACTTGCACCTGAAAATCCTGATTTAATAAAATTAAAAGAAAACAGTCCTAGAGAATTTAAACTAGCATTAGCTAAATTAGATGACCATAACCAAGTTATTCTGGCATTACAAAATGCTAGAAAAGTTGAAAAATGGGATTTAGCGGCAGAATATATTAACAACAATCTATTATCTTCACCTGATACACACATACTTAATATCGTATCAGGGTTAGTGCAGACACAATGGAAACCTTTTGTAATGTTGTTAAGAGCGGCTAATCTTGGCATATCAGACACACGAAGAGGTAAAGAATTAGCTATCGAAGCATTTGATACTTATATTCATCAATATGTTTACACTGCACATGCCTTAAAACAATTTGGTAAAAGTTTTTATTTTGGTAGAGGATTACTAGATAGTAAAGCTATGAAATACGATAACTCTATGAGACAAGGACAACTTCAATCATGGATTAACGCTATAGGTTCTTTGTTAACTAGACCTTTAGGAAAAGTTGGTGGTGTTATTCAACATGGTTTAGTAAAACCAGTAGCTTACGCAACAACTGTTCCTATGAGATTTCTTTCAGCAGGTGATGAGTTTCTTAAAACAATTTCTTTTAGAGCCAGACGAACATCACAAATACATTCACAATTAAGAAAAGAAAATGATGCTTCTTTGTGGACTGGTTACTTTAAAGATAAAGATGCCAAAGAAGCGTACAAAAAAAGATTTAAAGAAATTGAAGCCGAATACATGGACACAAATGGCGTATCAGCTAAAACTACAGTAGATAGTAATGCCAGTTCTATACAAGATGTAAATAAAAATGAAGTTAATGACCCATTACAATATGCTAGAGAAGCTACATACACACAATCTTCTATATCTAAAAACCCATCAACAGGTAAAATGGAAGGTGGTGCAACAGCCGCAGTTTTATCTTGGACATCTAAAAACAAATGGTCAAGAGCATTAGGTTTACACTTTATTAATACACCTTCTAACTTAATTAAATGGAATTTTGAACAAATACCTTTAGCTAGAAAATTAGTTGTATCTACGAGACACGCTTTAATGAAAGGTGCTGATGGTAAATATTTAAACCCAGAAGCGGCGGCAGAAGCTAATGCAAGAATGCAAGGTGGTATGTTATTATGGTTTGCGGCTTACAATGCAGTATTAGCAGGTAAGATTACAAGTGGTGGTTCAAGAGATTGGAGAAAGAATAAAGAAAGAACAGCGTCAACAGGTTGGCAACCTTATTCTTATAAAACAGATGATGGCAGATATATTAAATTAAGTCGGCTTGACCCTGTAATGATGCCATTTTTTATTATGGCAGATATTATGGAAACTATAGAAAATTTTACTGCAACCAATGAAGACTTACCTGAAGAAGCACAAAACACATTAACAGAATTAAGCATGGGTGTTGTTGCGGCTTTAACACAAAATTTAACTTCTAAATTTTATATGAAAGGTATTATTGAAACTGCTTCTTTTCTTTTAGGAGATGAAGCTATGAAAAGCAAAGCACCAGATAGAATTGGTACATCAATTTTTGCAAGAGCGTTATACAAAGTATTTCCTTTGTCAGGTGGTTTAAGATATGGCACAAGAGTTGATGCTGATGTCCAACAAGAATTATGGACATTAAGTGACAGATTAAAACAATTAGACCCTTTTGACTGGGTATCAGATAAGCATTCAATTATGCCACAAAGAAATATGTTTGGTGAACCTGTCAATCGACAAAATGGTTGGTTATTTGGATTAGGTGAAAGGTCTGGTTTATGGTCATCACCATTTGCAATGACAGAATGGTCTAATCCTGCAATAGGGCGTTTCTTTGAAAACAGAGAATTTAATTTTATAAAACCATCTCCTATAGATAGAAAATCAAAAATTGATTTACGAACAATAGTTAATGATGCAACTAAACAAACAGCTTACGATAGATATAGAGAGCTTACAGGACAAGTTATGTTAACTTATAAAGGTAAAAAATATAATCTTAAAGGTTATATTGAAGCTATGATTTTAGACCCTAGAAGTGCTATATATTATCAACCTGAAGGGACTACAGGTGGTGTTGATTTGCAACAAAAAGTAATACTAGATATTATAAATAAAGCTCAAAAATTAGCAAAAACAAAATTACTTAAAGAATTTCCAATTATACAAAAAACTCAAAGAAAACGAAATGAGTTTAAATTTATGAAAATTCAAGAACAAAGAATTAAACGAAACTCATTAATTGATAGTTTAACTCAATAAACACTAAACTTACACTTTTAGTAAAACCCAATCAAAAATTAAGGAAAATCATACATGGCAAATAGTTTTGTACGTTATACAGGCGATAACAGTACAACATCTTATTCTATACCATTTAGTTACAGAAGTACGGCTGATTTAACTGTTACTCTAGCAGGGTCAGTTACTACAGCTTTTAGTTTAAATAGTGCAGGAACTACCCTTACTTTTACCTCTGCACCTGCCCAAGATGCGGCTATTGAGATTAGAAGAAGAACATCACAGACTACTAAATTAGTAGACTATGCTTCTGGGTCAGTTCTTACAGAGAACGATTTAGATACAGATAGTGACCAAGCGTTCTTTATGTCACAAGAAGCTATTGATGATGCAGGTGATGTTATCAAAGTATCAAATACAGATTTTCAATGGGACGCACAGAATAAAAGACTTACAAATGTAGCAGACCCTACTGCGGCACAACATGCGGCAACTAAAAATTATTTAGAAAACACTTGGCTATCTGCAACAGACAAAGCTACTCTTAACAATGTTAATAGCAACATATCTGCAATTAATACTGTTAATAGTAACATGTCGGCTATTACAACAACTAATACAAATTCAGCAAACATAACAACAGTCGCTAACAACATTGGTTCAGTTAATACTGTAGCCACAGATATTACTAAAGTTATTGCAGTAGCTAATGATTTAGCAGAAGCAGTATCAGAAATAGAAACTGTAGCTGACGACCTAAATGAAAGCACAAGTGAGATTGATGTTGTTTCAAATAACATAGCTAACGTTAATATTGTAGGTGGTATTTCTAGTGACATCACTAGTGTTGCAGGGATATCTTCAGCTATTACAGCAGTAAACAATAATTCTACAAACATTAATGCAGTAAACACAAATTCAAGTAACATCAATACAGTTGCAGGAGACAGTACAGAAATAAATGCTGTAGCAGGTAATGCTTCAAACATAAATTCAGTTGCAGGTATAACTTCTGACATCACTAGCGTTGCAGGAATTTCTACGGCAGTAACGGCAGTTAATAATAATTCTACAAACATTAATGCTGTAAATTCAAACAGCTCAAACATTAATACAGTTGCAGGTATGAACTCTGCAATAGCAACAGTTAACTCAAGTGCAACGGCTATTAATGCTGTAAATGCAAATGCTACTAACATCAATACTGTAGCAGGAGCTAACACAAATATTACAAATGTTGCAGGTGGATTAACTAATATTAATACAGTTGCTACAAACCTAGCTTCTGTAAATAACTTTGCAGAACAATACAGAATTTCAAGTTCAGCACCAACAACAAGTTTAAATATCGGTGATTTATATTTCGATACAAACCAAAATGAACTTAAAGTCTACAAATCATCTGGTTGGGCGGCGGCAGGTTCT